GACCTATACCATAAGCTCTAGTTTGAATTTCCATATAGAAATTAGTTACTAATGATAAGTCTTTGTGAACTTCCTCCATAGCCGAAATCGGATAAGGAGATATAGAACACATGACTCCATCTTTTTCGTAATAATATCTTTTGGCAAATTCATAGAACTTATTGGACATATGAGACTTAGATGGAGAGATATTTACGCCCAATGTCGACATGATGTCATAATATTGAAGTGCGATAAAATGATTATAAATCATGATATCGTCACCTAATAGTATGTACTGTGCATGTCGCCAACTCATATTATATTTTTTACAAATAAAGTAAATAATAAAATGATGAGAGATGGCAAACGATGCTCACGAACTGTAGAACCCTAACGGGTTACCTACAGTCCATTTATAATCATGTTCCATATAGGTAAAAGATCGATCTACCATAATTGTACGTCATAAATCCACATAATATTTTGGAAAACGACCCTCTAAGACTAAACAAATTAGGTCTAGAGGGAATCTATCAGTAGCTGATGATAAATCAGCTGAATGAAAGATACATTTTTCATTGTATTCTGTCGGCATATTGACTGTTTGTGAAAAAGTCCGGTCTTGTGGTATAGTTCTCAAGAATGAATAGAGAAAGTTATGGAAAGGTTTAAGTACTGTTTGTGAAAAATAATCACCAACAGCAATAAGCCTAACCTTATCCTCTCGATCTATTAACGCTGATATACGGGAATGTTCAGAGTCCAAATCGGATAACTTTTTCGTTTCTAATTTCTTAGAAGGAATTAGTTTCGTCAATGAACTGATCAAACCAATATGTCAAGCTCATTCGAGTACTTCAAGTAGTTTGGTTATCTTATAACCACCGAATCCTTTTATAGCTTTTAGCAGGTGATTATCACCCAATAAACCTATAAAATCGAATAAGGCCGTTGCAACTGAATGACCGTTTGGTCCCATCTTTGTTGAAAAATGGAACTCCGATCATCTAAGTTTCGCAGGAACAGACTTGAACCGCCCAACATTAAAACCATTGTCTTTTCAATAAGAGGAAGTATACCTACTCATCTCTTCTAACAACAAGCGAAGCTTGTCTTGATCACCAATAAAGGGATCAGTTATAGGAGAAAAGTTAGGTTCTTTCCCTAATCGTAAGGCTCTACTAGCAAAAAGGATTGTCATTATTAAACGTATGTCATTGACACTACGGTTAAAAACGGCTTTCCTTAACCTAGGAGGTATAATTGTTGGAAGACCAGATGGAGTTAAACTGACGGAGAGTAGAGTTTTGTTTCCAGAAAGGAAATTCAAAAATGCACTTCTAACCAGTTTGACTCACCTTACACCATCTAACGCACCACGTGTTTTAAACACGTTGGAAATGTTAGTAAGTATAATTAAGTAATCACTCTTTGGAACTTCAAAAGGACCAAAGCAGTCGTAGAAATGATCAACGACTCGCGGACACACGATATCATATAGTCGTTCGGGATCAGTTGAAAGTTTATAAAAAGGGAAACCCTTTAAATCTTTC